TGATGATAATGCAACAACAGGTTTAAGGGATGGCGGGTGGCGCACAAGGTTTGTGCCATGTTTTACCAATCAAGTTTCAATTGCAAATTATGTTGTAACAAAAGCAGGTGAAGCAGCGGCAAGTCAAACAGCCGCAGGTTCAAGTGCAACAGCGGCAGCGGCTGCTTATGATTCATTTGATGATCGGTATCTCGGTGCAAAATCAAGTAATCCAACGGTAGATAACGACGGAAATGCTTTGCTTACTGGTGCGCTCTATTGGAATACAACAAGTAGTGAAATGCGCGTTTATAGCGGTAGTGCATGGATAGCGGCTTATATTCCATCAAGTGGATATTTAGCATTGTCCGGTGGTACGATGACGGGTGCAATTACGTTTGCGGCTGGGCAATCTTTTACGGGTACAGTATCAACAGGCAAGTCAATCGCAATGGCAATGATTTTCGGATTTTAAGGAATATATAAAATGGCAAACCCAAATATAGTTAACGTAACATCGATTTACGGCAATACTTCTTATTTAATACCAACAACTACTACTGCAACAACGTGGACAGCATTAACGCCTTCTGCGGGTACAGTGAATAAAATTGATAACATCGTGGCAGCAAACGTCACAGGTACAGCGGCAGTTATTACGGTTTCTGTTAATAGCGCAGTTTCTGGTGGCGGTACGGCTTATCGCCTAGCTTACCAAATTACTGTACCTGCTAACGCATCACTCATTATCACTGATAAAACCACTGCATTTTATGTTGGTGAAGCGCAGTCTGTTGTCGTGACATCGGGTACAACGAACGCTATTGAAATGGTAGCTAGTTACGAAGCCATTACTTCTTAGGAGTATTTTATGTCAATGCGATATGCAGGTGGGATTATTTCCGCAACACCTCCCACTGTTACAACTTCTTCTGCTAAAGGTATGTGGACTTTGAGTGAGCAAGCTCAATATAAACAGCAAGGCGTATGGCCAACTTATGTAGCACCACCTACTACTATAGGTCAAGCCTATGGTGGTGGTTTTTATGCAGGGCAAATTGCAGTAGGTGGTGGCGGTACCGCTACACATTATTTAATTGTTGCACCTAAAGCATCGGGTGAAGCGACAGGAAAAACATGGGGAACGTATGGTGTGGTGACAGGGTTTACGTCAGTTATCGATGGTCCTGCAAATACTACTGGAGAAGCAGCACTCGGTGCAGCCTATGAAGCTGCTAAGTTTTGCGAAGATTTAACGATAGGCGATTATAGCGATTGGTATCTTCCAGCTAAAAACGAATTAGAAGTATTATATTATTTCTTAAAACCGACTACTGACGCTAACAATACTTCATCGGGTTCAAATGCTAATGCCGTATCACCAGAGCCTATTAGCACAAACTACACAAGTGGTTCACCAGCTCAAACAAGCGCGGGTATTGGCTTTAGAACTGGGGAAACAAATGCGTTTGCCGATGTCTTCTATTGGTCTTCTACTGATTTCAATGCTTACTTCGCATGGAAACAGCGCTTCTCCGATGGGGCTCAGAGCTACTTCGTTAAGAGCGATAGTCTCTACGCCAGAGCCGTCCGCAGAATACCTATTTAAAACAGGATAAAATCATGTACATACAAATAACAAACATTGACGCAGACACAGGTATTCTTTGTACAGAAGAACCAATGCGAACAGGCCCAGCACTCCCAAATGTAAAGGGATTTCAGTTTATCTTTCAAAACGAATCTGACTTCCCTATTTCTTCAAATGCCGATGGTTCACTTAGCACAGCACCACTGCTGTATGGAACGTGTGATGATGATGCGGATACAACACTAGTAGGTGTTTTAAAAGTGCTAACACAAGTTGAATTTGATGCGGATAAACAGGCAGAGCATCAAGCTAGAAAGCCATACCCTTCATGGGTTGGTGATATTGATACTATGTCATGGCAATCGCCTGTACCTTATCCGCAAGATGACAAACGCTACTACTGGGACGAACCAACTGTAACTTGGAAAGAATTTACACCAGTGGTGCAGTTACCATGAAAACTGCTGAACTAGGTTACTTTGGTAATATTTGGGTAAAGCAAAATGTTTTAGAATTAGCTGGCGAAACACACGGTGGGCATGAGCATAAGTTTGACCATGTGACACTACTTGTATCGGGCAAAGTGTCAGTTGAGATTGAAGGACATGAGCCTAAAGAATTCACAGCACCAACATTTATTGTTATTCGCAAAGAACATCAACACAAAATTACAGCAGTTGAAGATGGCACGGTTTATTACTGTGTTTACGCGCTACGCAATATGGACGGTGAGCCAATTGAAGATATTTACGGTGAGCAACATGACCCAGAATCAGCCAGTGCTAGAAATGAAGGGTACTGGGATAAAGTAAATAAAATAGATAAGTGAGAATAAAATGCCTGACGAAGCCTGCCGCCTTGCTAAAGTAGAGCAACGAATTGAAAACCTTGAAGAAATATTTGAAGATCGCGGTAAGAAACTCGACGCCATAATTGCAACTCTTGAAGAAATGAAGAACGAGCAAACACGCTATAAAGGATTTATTGGCGGCATTGTCTTCACCATTGGCGCATTGTTTTCGTTTATTGCTTGGTGGACAAGTAAATAATGGAATTCCTACAGTTCGCAACGGATGTAGGTTTCCCCATTGCCGCTGCTTGCGTGGGAATGTACTTTGTATTTTTGACCATTAAATTCCTGCTTGATAGCGTACTTGAAAAGATTAAAAGCCTTATCGGTATCATCAAGCAACTTGATAAACGTGTCACTGCTATGTCAGAGGATATTGTAAAAATAGACGTACTCATGACAGAAACACTTGATATGCCAATTGAGAAAGAAAAAGTGGCACGTTTTAATAATCCCCAAGAAAAGAGAATTGATTAATGGATGTTGACGCATTAGCTAAATATATCAACCAGTATGGATTCCCTATTATTGCATCAAGTAGCATGGGGTATATCGTCTATTTTGTTTGGATATGGGTAACGACAATTGTTAAGCCAATACTTACTGAAACAACAGACGCGCTGATTGAATTAATCGACCAAATACGCCTGCTCGATAACGACATGATACGGCTTACACAAAAATTAATTACGGTACTTTCTATGAGATCGAGAAAATGAAAACAGGCGAACGCGGTTTAAAATTAATTAAAGAATTTGAAGGTTGCAAGCTCAAAGCGTATCAATGCCCTGCGGGTGTATGGACTATTGGTATTGGCTCAACACATTATGGTGATGGTACACCAGTCACTAAAAATAGAACGCTACCAAATGAAGGCGCGGCAATGGCGTTACTGGCTGCAACAATTGGGCAATACGAAAAAGCCGTCAATGCAACAGGTGTTGAATTAACACAAAATGAATATGATGCACTTGTTTGCTTATGTTACAACATTGGCGCAGGTAACTTTTTTAAATCAACACTCGTTAAAATGCTAAAAGCCGGTGACGACAAGGCAGAAATAGCAAAACAGTTTTTGCGTTGGGATAAAGCAGGTGGTAAACCGCTTGCTGGATTAACTCGAAGACGAAATGCTGAAGCAGAATTATTTTTAACTCCATAATAAAAAAGCCGCTTATCCAGCGGCTTTGTTTTTATAAAAAGATAACGTGATAACCATCATTTTTTAATTTTTCATAGTCTTTAGCACAATAAAAAGATTTATCATGCCGAATATTTGGCAATCCATTAGAATCAAAAAATTTAATAAATCCGTTTTGTGTTATTTTAGCTATTGGTTTAGTGTTATTTTTTAACATTTTTACTTATCCATTTTTGATAGGCTTGCTCAGGTGTTGAACCAGTGCAAACTATGGTTGTTTGTGTATAGCATAACCATAAATTGCCTAGTTTTTTTAAACGTGGTTTCATGCACTGCGTTCACTTATAAACACGGGTTGCATGGGATTATCTGCAAACCATTTTAATTTTATCAAATAATCGCGCATGGCTTGATAACGCAAGCCGCCTGATGGTTTACCACTTTTAAATTCATACATTACACGCCCTCTTTTTCTTTTAACTTATCAAAATACCACTGCGCCTTTTTTAAATCCTCAGCACCGTTTTTTTGCTTATAACGCCACTGATATTTTAATATGTTCCCGCGTAAAAATCCGATAAATTCGTCTT